GTCTTACTTTTCTAATTTTTCTAGGGTCTATGTATCTTACTTCAACAACACCCAGTTTTGGATTCTTCTTATCAATTACTTTGTGGTAAAAAATTCTACCATCAACATACCATCTTCTGAATATGTCATGTCCTTTTACATCAAAATCTAAAAGCGACAGTATAGTGTCAAACTCTTTACGAATTTTATCTTTAATTGATTTAGTGTATTCTAGTCTATCAAGAACGATAGCTACAGCTTGGTCACGTTCATTAGATACGATAGCCTCATTGACTATATCATCTATTGCACTATCACATTCTGGTTGTTGTGATATCTCACGATATCTACGGATTAAATCAGTTTCATTCCTTTCTCTACCATCTGTGTCTAATACTTGTCCAAAGAAACCACCGCCTGCGATTTCGACTGCGCCGTCATCTGCTGGTGGTACTGTGAATTTTTCTTGACTAGCGGTATCTTTAACTTTTCCAAATTTAAAACCAAATAGTTCTGCCATAATAAAATCTCCTTTATTGTCCTTTATTTATAAGGAAAAAAAAGACTGTTTTAGAAGTTAACACCACTAGTTTCAAAATGTTGATATTCCCAAGTACAATCAAATGTTTCAACAGTTGAAGTTTCAGCTGAATTTAATGTAATTGCAGTAATAGTTTTTGGCCATGCATTTCTAAATATGTAACTTTTTATAACAGTGCCATCTCTATCTAATTGGTCAACAGATAAGTCTGTTGCATAATCAGCTATATTTGTAAGACCAGTATTGTCTGCAAAGTCATTGATTGCATTGTTCCATGTTTCAAGAGCATTTCTAATCATGAAATCTGTATCATTGTAAAATGTAGTAGTCCATGCTTCTGGTGCTTCTCTATCTCCAGCTATATTAACAGTTCTACCTCTAAAAGTTAAAGGTATAGTTCCTATATTAGATGCTGGTAAAGATGTTGCACTACATAAAAATGAAGTTCTTCTAACATCTAATCCTATTACAACACCAGATGGTGCATTAATAGAAACGCGGTATTGATTGCTTCTTGCTCCGCCACCAAGTAAATTTGCTTTAAAGTCATCTATCTGTGCCATGATTAACCTCCAACCTCGCTAAACGATACACCTGTACGAGTAGCAACAAAGTTTAATGTAATGAAGTTAATAGAACGAGCTGGTTTAACATAAATGTCTGCAACAAATTCATTTCTATCAATAACACTTCCCACGTTATTTGTAGCATCACACTTCACTGAGAAGTCTGTGATACCTCTACGACCTTGAACATCTCTTAGGAAAGGTTCAATTAAGCTTCTAAATTGAGCTCTTGTAAATTCATCATTGAATTCAAAGAGTTGGAATTTAGCAGCAGTAGCAATTGCTTTTTCTAATACTAAGAATAATCTTCTGACATTAATTCTGTCAAAAGCACTTGGTTTAGTTTGAGCAGTTTTGTCACCAAATAAAACCACGCCTTGGCCTGGAAAGTTAACAACTGGGTTAACTCTTGCTTGATAGAGAACATCTCTATCTGCTTTATCTGGGTTAAAGGATAATTTAATTGCCCCTCTAACATTTCCTCTAGTGTATCCAGCAGGACTAAACCATGCATCAGCAACATTATCTGTGTTTGCACATAATCCAGCAGTTGAACCATTTAGAGGTACGAATCTATAAACATCACTGTACTTGTCATACATGTACATGTATCCACTATCGAATACCATGTAAGATGAACTAGGACATAAATCAGCACCAGTTCTTACATTTTTTGCTTGTTGTACTGATGTTGTAACACCGACTGTAGCAGAGCGATGTGGTGAAACAAACGCAACACAATCTTTTCTACCCTCTACTAAATTTATTAACATGGTTACATGAGTATCATGAGCACCAGCAGTATCTCCAACGATACTTGATGAACCACCGATAACTAAATTGATATCTTCTGATTCTGTATCTTTAAATTTGTCATATGCAATTTCGATTTCTCCAGCAGTAGTAGAGTAATCATCTGTTCCACCTGATAGAGTATCAATCGTTGTTGGTATCACACTTGTATAAGCTGCTGTAACATCTGTTCCCCAATTACTACCAGCACTTATATGGTCTGTCCAAAATATAAATAATGATTTTGAAAATATTACGTTTGGATAATAGATACTATCACCTTGTGGTGATTTAGCAGATGAGTTCTTAGACATGAAACCAAATGTTTCTATAACTGCCCTTGTACTATTTCCAGCAGTATCTGTATCGTATCCTGTTATTTTACCATCAGCATCAGCAACGACTACATGTAGTTCATCACCTGTACCACGACCATTGTTTGTATTATAGTCTGATGTGCCTGGAGCACCTCCGAATAAGTCAGCATATTTCCATCTTCTTTTAATTTTAGAATTGTCTGCTATTACACTTTGTAGACCAGCACTATTAGGGTCATCTTTTAATCTGATTGTTAATACATTACTTGAAATTGATACTACTTCGTATTCGTTGAAGTCATCTATGGACACAACATTTGCTGTATCAGAAAAGAATGATATTAAATCACCTACGTTAAAAGCAAAACCTGAAGCATCAGCGTCATCTACAGTTATTGTTGTATCGCCAACTGCACCAGCACCAGCAACTAAGTTGTTTGTACTTAAATCTTGTTCGTATGCAGTTGCACTTGGACATATTTCAACTCTTAATGAGTTACCATGTGTTCCTGCTGTTCTTGCAGCCCATTCTCCATGAGAACCTTGACCTGTTGAGAAACTATCTAAATAGTGGTCTGTATCTCTAATTAATATACCAGAGTTTGCTCCAGCATTTAATAATCCACTCTCTGCTCTGACTACTTTTAATGAATTTGTATATCTTAAAAAGTTTGTGGCACTAAAAAAAGTTTCGAATTGGTTACCAGTTGTAGTTGGTTTACCAAATATCTGTACTAGTTCTTCTTCACTAGAGATATTAACGATTGATGATACAGGGCCTTTCTCGAAAGCTCCAGCAATTGCACCAATACTCGTTGCAACGGCAGGTACAACATTAGTTAAATCGACTTCGTTTACTTGTACGCCTGGTGATACTAAAAATCCCATTGACTTACTCCTATTTTATTATATGATTTAAAGTTTTAAATCTTTTTGTTCTTCCATTTATTTATAAAAAACTCATACTCAAGAATTTATTTTTATATGTTTAGAAACATATAAATAGTTTTATGCCTAATAAACATTACAAAAAGTACAAAGAAACTATTAAAGAAGTGACAAAAAGAAATTATCACAAAAGAGTTTCTTCTTTGAATCAATATTTAGTAAATACTAAATGTATACATTGTGGTGAACCTGAAATAGCTTGTTTGAGATTTTATCCTCATGATAAAGAGATTCGCAAGAGTATTAAAAGAGTAGGCATGAATGATACCAGTAGAAAAACTGTGAAAAGACTTATAGATTCTTCAAAGATAATATGTTCTAACTGTTTAATTAAAATAGATAATGACTTATTAGACCCCACATTTTTATAAAATTCTTATAAATAGTAGTGAGAGAAATTATGAAGACTTTTTTATTAGTAGCAATGCTAACATTTATGGACGGGACACCAGGCCCACTATTACCTATTGATACCTTTGAATCATATGAAGCTTGTTTTGATAGAGCAAATGATGCTTATGATATAGTACAACAAATTAGTATTGATTGGGAAGATTATATGTATCAAAGTGGTGATATAAGACCTTTAGCTCATGTTTATTTAACATGTACTGAAAAAGAATCTATCTAACTACCAATCTGTATTATGGTCCCTAACGACTGTAGTCCATCTAGTTCCATACTCATCTATTTCTACTTCTGGGTCATCTATTCCATTATCGACAAATCCAAATGGAGCCATGTCTTGTTCTAACTGGTCTTTTTGTTCAAGAAACATTCTTTCTCTAATATCATTATCAGTTAATTCTTTAAAGTATATTTGGTCTACTGCCCAAGCAAATATGAATAGACATGCAACTAAATCATCTGTACAGCCGTCATCAGCCTGCCAAGAAGAACCTTTTACAATAAATGTGGATAACTCACTCATAATATCATAGTCTGGTATCAAGAGTTTATCTGATTCTATTAATTGTTTTAAGTTAGAACATCCTATTCTCTTTACTGCCTTTGTAGTTCTAACTCCCATTTGAGCTCTACCACCAGAGAATCCTGCTCCAAGTATTTGACCAGCACGACCTCGCATAGATGCCATAACTAGATTATCATATTCTAAATCATACTGCATTGCATTAGCAACCTGTTCTCCTATATCATTTACTTCAATTAATACAAAACATTCATTGTATGCTTTTGCAACTTCGTGTATTTTATGTGGAAACATTAAAGGTTTGATTTCATTGTTTCTATATTTGGCAACTACTTTGTATGGCATAGTAGTAACATCAAATACTAAAAATGCTGAGTAATCCTGTGATGTTCCTCGTGAAACATCTGCAGTAAGAAAATAAGTTTTAGCTGGGTCTGGTCTTTCAAATATATCTAAGTCTGCATTACTTTGTATTGGGTCAACAAAAGGCATTAGTTTTAATTTATGTGGAGCAATCAATGTATCAATAGAACCTAAGAATTCACATTCAAACTCTGAGTTAAATTGAGATTGAGATGTGTTTCGTATTGTTTCTTCTTTCCATACCTCATCACGACCTGGCACTTCTGACCAATGTACCTCTAATGGGATGTAGTCATTCTTTTTACCTACTGCATCAGTCCACAATTTGTAAAACATATTCATACCATGTGGGGTAGATACTATCATTACCTTTGTAGATTTACCAGATGATATTGTAGGATATACAGAACTAAAGAATTCTTCAGCTAATGATGTTGGTACATATGCAAACTCATCAAGGAAAATAATGTTATAAGAACCACCACGAATCGCACTTGCAGATGTTGAAGCGGCAAGTATACTTGAACCATTTTCTAAATCTAAACTTCCTTTGTTCCATGATACAACACCTTGTTGTAACCACTTAGGAAGATTTTCATATCCTAATTGTAATCTACCTAATATATCTCTAGCAGTAGATGACTTGTTTGCAAGTATCGCTACATTAACATTCTCGTTAAATAAAACATAATGTAATAGATATGCAATAATTGTTGTTGACTTACCAGACTGTCTAGGAAGTTTACAGATTGTAAAACGATTCTCATGAAATGTTTTTACCATGTCTTGTTGAAAGTCATACATGTCAAATGGCACAAGACCTTCATCAAGAGATACAATCTTCATGTGTGTTTGTATAAAGTATACAGGGTCTTCCATACACTTTTGATATTCTTGTATTTGTTTTTTTGTAAACTCTACTTTAACATTAGATTTTTTTAAATTAGGATTACCGAGATATTGATTAACATCTGTAGCCATTATTTTTTCTTATCCTTTTTTAAAAGTTTTTGAAGTTCAGCAGTTGAACCAACATATAATGCATTGGTTACATTCTTAGGTGCATTGTTTGGAACTTCTTTTAATCGTTTCATGCCAGCTTGTAACTTTCCAAGTT